GGTAAAAAAATGCCCCGGCGAACCAGGAAGGGTGGGGTAGCTCGCCGGGGCTGATGGTTGCGTGTCGGCTGGAGGTGTGCCACCGACACCTAGAGTGTCGCAAATTTCCCGTTATCTGTCAACTCTACCGGCCCCATCAAAGGGGCCGTCGGGTGGCCTTGATCTAGATCAGATCTTCTTCTAGAGATCTTAAGATCTAATAGGCCCCCCTTAAGGGGGCCTAGATCAGATCTTCTTCTAGAGATCTTAAGATCTAATAGGCCCCCCTTAGGGGGCCTTAATTAAGAACGTTAATAATTAAAAGGGTAGTAATAAATTTTTGGATGTCAAGAGGTAAATTTGGATTAAATATGACAAATGATCTAGAAACCAAACAAAGCGCCCGCCTATTGGGGCGGGCTTTGCTTCCAGGCGATAAAAAAAACAGGAAAATAAACTTGATCGAATATCCGGCATCTGATATCGTCATCTAGGTGTTGGTGTGAGAGGTTAGGTAATGATTCAGTCCCCGACAGTTGATCAAATCAAAACAACGAGGCAATCGCTAGGGTTGACACAGGCAGCCGCAGCACGGTTGATCTACGTTGATCCGTCGGCATGGGCACACTGGGAGCGGGGAAAAACACCGATGCACAGGGCGTTCTGGATATTGTTTTTGATTAAATCGGGGCTTTTGGAGGTGGATTTATGAAATACGAAACAAGAAAACCGGCAGAATTGATCCCCTACGAAAACAATGCCAGGACTCACACGCCCGAGCAAATCGAGAACCTGCGTCGGCTGTGTCAGTCGGTACTGCAGCCGCTGCGCGTTCACCTCAAGCGCCCGGTGGTGATCACCTCCGGCTACCGCTCACCAGCGCTGAACCGCGCCATTGGGGGCAGTCCGACCAGCCACCACATGCAAGGGCGTGCGGCGGACCGTCACGCTCTAAGATAAGGAGGCACAATGCAATACCGCAAACTGAATGAATTGAAGAAGCTCCCGAACAATCCGCGCATTATTCGGGACAAGCAGTTCAAGACCTTGTGCGACTCGATACGCGACAACCCGAAGTATTTCGAGGCCCGTCCGATTATTCTGTCCAATCGCACCGGGGAAATGGTCATCATTGCCGGGAATCAGCGCTATGAGGCGGCTAAATCCCTGAAGCTGAAGGAAGTCCCTACCTTCCTGATTGAAGGGCTTGACGAGGCCAAAGAACGCGAAATCATCATCCGCGACAATATCAGCAACGGTGAGTTCGACTTTGACCTGCTGGCAAATGAGTGGTCTGACCTGCCTTTGGTAGAATGGGGCGTTGATTTGCCGGAGGATTGGGTTGTAGAAGTTTTAGATTTTACATCTGGCAACGGAGAAAATAAACAAACAACGTACGATAAGTTAGGCGATAAAAAAGGCGGTGTTTTATTTAGTTTTGGAGAAATTCAACAAAGCATCCCTTTTGATGTTTACGAATCTTTTTACGCAAAGATCAATATGCGAAATGTGAAAGATTCGCTGATTAAGGAATTGAGTAAATGAAAATTTCCGTGATTGATTCATCGTATCCACTCAAAAAAATGCAATACGGCGTTTCCGCATCTTATCTCTTTTGGGAGTTATCGCGGCATGGAATCACGCCCACACAACTTGAATATTCTGATTTTGTATTCGTCACCATGCAAGACCCGCGTCAATGGCCTTATCTGAAATCATTACGGGCAAAGTGTCCCGGTAAAAAGATCATTATTGGCGGATCAGCAAGCAGCGCACCTTATTCTCTTGGCCTATATTGTGATTGTGTTGTGGTGGGGGATGGGCAAGCCTTCATAAATACCTTGATCGAATCGGGATATGAGGCGGCATCATCTTTGCCGAACGTCTATATTAATGGAGAATCAAGGCCGGTGGCCATTGATCAGAGCTTTCCGTGGAACTTACCGCCAATAATGGGTGACAACGGGCATATAAATATTTTTATTTCAAGGGGTTGCAAAAAGAAGTGTTATTTCTGTCAAACCGGATGGGCCTATGATTACCAGGAAACAAATAGTCCTGATTACGTTTTATCTCAGGTCCGATTTTGTAAGGGGAAGAAAATAACCTACGTTTCCAATGACCTCGGCCAATATAGCGGCATAAATTGTCTTGATAGTAATGCGGATGGTAGCTACTCCGTCGAATATATCTTGAAAAAAAAGATGCTCCCAAAGGCCCGCGTTGTGCGTCTTGGAGTTGAGGGCGTATCTGAAAGAATCCGAGAAATTATAAATAAGCCGATAAAAAACAATGATCTATATAATCTCACGCTTGCCTTGAATCGGGCCGGAAAATCCGTCAAGTTTTTTATGATGGCGGGATTCCCTTTCGAGACTGCCGAAGATTGGGAAGAGCTGAAAGCCTTTATCATGCGCTATCGTCGGAAAGAGCAAAAGGGAACGCTTGAAATCAGCTTTTCCGCATGGATACCGAGTCCGGCGACGCCGATGTGTATTCTTCCATTGAAAGATGATTATTGGAAAAGGTTCGAGGCTTTCCGGGAATGGTTTTTCAATGCCGGGTGGTCAAATAAAATCATATTACTAAATCTTGCAAAGCCAGAAACACGCCTCCAAAGTGCAATGGCTCACATGGGGTTGACTGAAAAGGAATTAAGAGAGGGAGGGAAGTGGGGGCCGAATGATCGGATCGAGTACCCATACAAGGACGCCAGAAATAGGGTGGCAGCCTCGATGTCCGGGAGGTTGAAATGCTAACCCCCAAGCAAGAAAAATTCGCTCAACTGGTCGCAGGCGGGGCCACCTACTCCGACGCCTACCGGGGAGCATATGACGTCGAAAATATGGCAGATTCGACGATTTGGTCGAGGGCTAGCGAACTAGCTGCAGACGGTAAGGTTTCGGGAAGGATCAAGGCCCTCAAAGAATCCGCCGCAATCGACGCCCTGTGGTCCCTAGAATTGTCGATAAAAACCAAGCGCCAAGCGTTGAAAATCGGCATCGACAAAGGTGATAGCCGGGCGATTATCCAGGCCAGTGAATCACTAGACAAACTATGCGGACTTGAACCAGCCCGAAAAATCGATATAACATCCAGTGACGGCACCATGACGCCCCGGTGCATGTATGCCGAAATAATCGCCCAGTTGGTCAGTAATGACACCAAACCACCGACAGACGATTAGTCGCCTAGACCTGACCGCCCGCGCCCTATTCCAGGACGCCAAGGGTGGCCAGATGATTTTCGCACCTCACCACCTCGCAATTGCCGCAGCCCTGCAATCTGTCGCAACCGGGGCCATCCGCCGCCTGATAATCAACATGCCGCCCCGGTCCGGTAAAACGTTACTAGTCTCGCAAATGTTCCCCGCCTGGGTGATGGGCATGAATCCACGGGCAGAATTTATCCTCACCTCGTATTCGGCCACCCTGGCAACCAACAACACCTACGTCGTCCGGGAGTTGATGCGGGGCGGGATGTACCAATACCTATTTGGCGAAAACGGCGCACAAGTGGCGCAGGACTCCAAAGCCCGGCACTTTTTTAAGACTGTCTCCGGAGGCCAGATGTACGCCGTCGGCACAGGCGGCACCATTACCGGGTTCGGGGCGGGCAAGATGTCCGGGGAACCGTTCGGGGGGTGCATCCTGATTGACGACCCGGCCAAGCCCGATGAAGCACAATCCGAGATAATGCGGCAGGGGGTCATTGACTGGTACCGCAACACCCTGCAATCACGCACGAACAGCCCGGAAACGCCCATTGTCCTGGTATCCCAGCGGCTGCATGAAGGCGACCTCGCAGGCTGGCTTTTGGGCGGTGGGACGGGCGAAAAGTGGGAATTACTCAAAGTCCCGGCTATCACTTCGGCGGGCGAGTCGTTTTGGCCGGACAAGTTCCCGCTCGAACACCTGACGCGGATGGCCGAGTCGATGCCGTACATGTTCGCCGGGCAGTACCAGCAAGATCCTGCACCCAGGGAGGGCGCACTTTTCCGCCCCGGCAAAATCGACATCATCGATGCCGTCCCCGCAGATATCGTATGGGTCCGGGGATGGGACTTGGCAGCGACCAAGAACGACGGCGACTACACCGTGGGGGCCAAATTAGGGGTCAAGGACGGGGTCACATACATTGCGGATTTGCAACGCATCCAGGGAGGGCCCGAGGATGTCGAGCGGTTGATAGTGCAGACCGCCCAACTCGACGGGTGCAAGCAGTCGATACCCCAGGACCCCGGACAGGCAGGGGTGGCACAGCGGGATTACCTCGCCAAGCGGCTACAGGGCGTCAATTTCGTATTTTCAAGGGAAACAGGCGACAAGGCCACCCGGGCAGAACCGTTCGCCGCCCAGGTCAACGTGGGGAACGTGCGCATGGTCAAGGCCCCGTGGAACGATGCGTTGTTGAATGAATTCCGGGTCTTTCCATATGGCCGCCATGACGACATTGTGGACGCCTGCTCGAGGGCGTATAATGAATTGGGGAAAACGTGGGACTACAGGGGGCTTTTATGATCGCAAACATCAAGGACGGTCTAATCAATGTCCTGAATCACCTCGCAAACAACCGGGCAGCCACCAGGGCCAACGTCATTTATGCCACCAGGGTTCCGATGGCGACCCTGCGGGAGATGTCGAAAACCGGGGTTTGCTCGAAAATCGTCAGAATCAAGGTGGCGGGGGCATTGAAAGACACGCTCCAATTCGAAACACCCGAGGCAGAAGCGATCTACACCAAGCGAATCGAATCCGTGGTCATGGACGCCGCCCGGTCAATGCTCTGTTTTGGTCGTGGGGTAATCCTGATTGCAGATAACACCGGGGAACCGCACAAGCCCCGCACCGGGGCAGTGGACTTGGACCGGGTGCGATTGGTGGCCTTTTCGGGTGACGAGGTGTTCGGGCAGATGCCAGACACAGACTTAATGTCCGAGCGGTACATGAAGCCGCAACTCTACCAGATCAACGGAATATCCTTTCATCATTCCCGGATTATTGATTTTACCTACGTCAAACCAACGACAATTGACGCGCCACATTACTCCTACGGCGGCATCAGCGAGCTGGAGCTAATCCATGACCAAGTCGTCAATGATCAAGTTGTGGAGCGGGCGTCTGGCACGATTATTGACAAGAATTCCACCTTTTTTCACAAAATCAAGGGGTTCAAGGAGGCTCTCGCAGCGAAACAGGACCGGGAATTGATCCAATACATGACCGAGTTGGCCAACAACCGCTCAATTTTCGGTGACGGGGTCATGGATGCGGAAGACGATGTCGTCGCAGTCACCCAGTCGCTGACTGATTTGGCCGAGGTGTCACGAATCACGCTGCAACGCCTCGCTATGGTCTGCGGCATCCCCGTCCCCATGCTGGTCGGCCAATCGGTGGAAGGGTTGAATTCCGCCGGGGACCAGGAAAGAAACAGTCTCAATGACACATTCCAGGAGCTGCAAGGCTACCTGCTCGGCCCAATCAACGAGTTGCTCGCCATCCTGGGACTACCGCCCGTCAAATGGGCCGCCGCCAAGGAGGGAACGGCCGAGCAGCAGATAGCCCGGGAACAGGCCATCTTGACCAACGCCAAGCACCTCTTCGATATGGGGGAGGACTACGGGGCGTATTTGGTCG